AAATGGCGTATTAAAATCTTTGGATTTATTGATTTTTCTGTCATATTCATCACAATCAATATGCAATACTTTATCTTTTTGATACGGTTTAAACCAAAATTCAATGAAACTTGTTTCGTCAAATGGTATATTTAATCGTTTAAAATGAAACACGGCGGTATCATAAATTACCTTTTCGATAATGCTATCTATTTTATCAGTATTTAATAAATACGTGTTTGTTAAATTAAGATTGCACGCATTTACGCAAATTTCATTAAGGCGCAGTTCGTCGGTTTCGTCTAAATTATAACTGATTTGCCAACTATTTAACATTATGTATAATGTATTAATAATCTTTATATTTATTTATAATAAAATCTATACTCTTTTCCTTATATCGAACTTTGTGCATTTGCGCAGTATAAACTGGCGACCCTATAATATCACTTGGAAACGTATCCCTCGATTCTTGATCCGCAATGTTAGTTTTTAATGCATATGCTATTAGTTTTTCACATTTATCATAATATTTACTATATTCATTAAACGGATAAAACGGGTCATACATAATTGGCAATAATTCATCAACTGGCAATAAATAATTTAAACAGTTTGATGCAATCATTTTTTTTGCCCCATTGTATGTTATAATATATGATGATGCATTATAACAATATTTAGGAATAACCACATTTGGTGCGATTTCAGTTTCTTTGCCCAACTTGTATTTTGCATTTAATGGTATACGATTTAAATAAAAAAGGTCGTATTGCATACCCGAATCTAATATACGTTTCAATTCGGCATCGAAATTGAGGTAGAATGTAGCATCGTCTTCTAAAATCAACGTTTTTTGTATATTATTATCTATGATATATTTCCATACAAAATAATGCGATAAAGTGCAACCTATGCATCCAGTTGTTATTGGCAATAACTCGCACGGATCAATAAAGTCTGGAATGATTTTAAAACTGTATTTATTTAAATCGTTTCCGATTGCGTTAAAGAAATGATAATTAGCAATCATTGTTTTTTTTATTTTGCGTTGCATCGCGTGTTTCCTATTTGTGTTTTTCGCTAAATTAATAATAATTGTCATCATTAATTTATAATATATTTTATGTACGAAAAAAATACACGCGAGCAAAACTGGGCGCGTCGGCGAATCCTTTAGTTAAAATTGATCCAGTTTCTGGCGGAGTAAAACTTACAGGTGTGTGTTGCGATTGACTATATTGTACTGAAAATTGAGACGTGCCATCCGTGCCCTTCGTGCCATCCGTACCCGCCGTACCAGCCGTACCATCCGTACCAGCATTGCCAGCGTTACCAGCATTGCCTGCGATTCCATTACCGCTATTGGCTTGCCAACCATTCCACGCGTTGTAGTTACACCCCCCGCCGTTTGAAGATCCATTGTTTCCTGCATTGCCTGCATTTCCTTCACCACCCTTGTTTCCTGCATTGCCCATGCCTCCTGCATTTCCGTTATTACACATCGCCATTAGTGTTGTAGAATGTAAGCCATCATTCATCAGTATAGCGACTTTGTTGGCGGTAATATCTGCGGCGATGGTGGTAGTGCCTGTATTAAATATATAAACCGAATTTGAATTCACATATCCGCCTATTCCGCCTGCTCCGCCTGCTCCGCCTTCTCCACCTGCTCCACCTGCTCCACCTGCTCCGCCTTCTCCACCTATTCCGCCTGGACATTGCCCGCCAACTGACGTTTGGAATGTTGGGCCGCCTTGGCATTGTATGGATTGGTTTGGGTCGCAGAAATTACCGTTAGCGCCGGGTTGTCCTTTGTCTCCTGTTTGTCCTTTGTCTCCTGTTTGTCCTTTGTATCCTGTTTGTCCTTTGGTGCTATACGCAAATAGTTTTACAGCATTGCACCACGTTGGAATCGCGATATTTCCTGTTACGTTTGCATTTGCATAATTCGCCTTAATGCGTTTAGTTGTAAACGGGGCGCCGCCGTCCATATATGCAGTTGCAAACCCGACATCAACTAAATCGTATGTATTATTGGTAGTAGCAAAAGCTGGAAAATTACCATACGAAGTAATTGTGGTTGTTCCAGTCGCTATCATATCATTAATATCTTGGCCTTTATAATAATATTTAGAAGCCATTTATATTATTATAAATTATATAAATAGTTATTTATATGATTTAAATGGTAGATTTTATTCGACAATATCCAAATTCAATACCTAATTTATTGTGTGAAGATATAATACAACTATTCGAAACTGAAAAAGATAAATATAAAGGTATAACTATAAATGGCGTTAATATTGAAATAAAAGATACAACTGATTTTATTATTCCTAAAAATAATATTACGTGGAGTAATATAGAAATGCTGTTATATAATGAATTATATGATGCATTAAAATTATTTAAAACTGATATAAGCAAACCCGACTATAATATGAACAATTATAATAAAACATTTTCATTTTTTGGAAATAATGAGTTATTTGCTCACACGTTTATGGTGCAAAAATATATAAAGGGCGTAGGTAAATATATTTATCATGACGATTTTACTAAAACGTCAAAATCAATGCGAGTTATTACATTTTTGTGGTATTTAAATGACGTCGAAGAAGGCGGCGAAACTGTATTTTGGGACAATTATAAAATTAAACCAGAAGCTGGTAAATTATTATTATTTCCAGCAACGTGGACATATCCTCATACTGGCAAAATGCCAGTATCTGATAATAAATATATAATTACAGGATGGTTGGAATATAATATCTAGTATTATATGGAATACATTAAACCAGTACCTAATATTATTACTATATATACAAAAAGTAATTGTCCAAATTGTAATGAAATAAAAGAATTAACATTAAAACATAACATTAATGTAATTTATGTAGATACGGATGATTATATTAAAGACCAATCCGAGCGAGATAATTTTAAAATATTTTTAGAAGAGTTGGGGTTTGAGGTTATTGCATTTCCTTTTATATATGATAATGGTCCAGTATCATTTCGTATATTTTGTGATAAACTAAACGCGTTTACTGATTTATAATTATTTAGATGATTAATTATGAATGAATTTATAATTATAGCTGTAGCAACAGAAGACTCGGCTGAATTAAAACGGTTTAAAATGTCGTGTGAGCTATCCAATGTTCCATATAAAATATTAGGAATGAATACAACGTGGAATGGAGGTGACATGGCAAATGGTACGGGCGGAGGACAGAAAGTAAATTTATTGCGTAATGAATTAAAAACGTGGACGACTCGCAAATTACGTTCAACCCTTATTTTAGTTTCAGACAGTTATGATGTTATTGTATTAGCTTCAGTACCTGAAATTATAGAAAAATATAATATGACCGAATGTAAAATTTTATTTTCAACTGAAAAATTCTGCTGGCCAGATTCAAATTTAAAACAATACTACTCCAATTCACGATATTTAAACTCGGGTGGATTTATGGGAAATGCAAGTAATATATATAATATGATTCATATACCAATTAATGATAGGGACGATGACCAATTATATTATACCAAATTGTTTTTGTTTAATAATAATAATACAATTCAATTGGACTATAATTGTGAAATTTTTCAAACGCTTAATGGCGAAAACATAACGATCGAAAAAACCCGAGTAAAAAATAAAGAGCACAATACGCGGCCGTGCATAATACACGGGAATGGACCGCCTAATATTAAAGCAGATTTAACCCAAATATGCAAACACATATTTAGATTGCGTATGTAAAATCAAATGTTTGCATTATACAAGAGGCAATTTTTTATGTTATTTGTTCGCAAGACCAAGTATTAATGGTATATCGAAATGTGCCATTTTCAACAGTGGACACTTCGTGAGGATGTGTCCAATATGGTGGAAATATAACAACAGACCCTTTTTTCATTTTAAATGAAATATCGTGAAGAGGAAAGTTAAATATTCCGCCATCATAGTCGTCATTTAATGAAATTATAATAGATGCATTTCGCACCATTTTATATTTATCGATAATATTCCCGTTAATAAAATTAACGTCAGATGTTTGAATTGCGGCTAACCCGTCTGAATGCGTTTGGGTACATCCGTATATTTTTCTTAAATTATATCCAGTATTATAATTTAATAAAACGCGATGATTTACTTGTTTCATAATATCAGCAACCATTTTCATTTTTTCATTTATATTATTTACGTGAGTTTGCAGTTCATCGTGTGTAATTCCGTTTAAACGGTTGGTATACATGTTTGTTTTATCTAAAAACGAATAATATAATGAATCATCTTCTTTCAGTAATTGTGTAGTATATGCAATAAAACATTCAACATTTTGAATACGTGAATGTAAGTCTTTAAATAAAGGCAACGTTTCAATCAGTTTAATTATATCCCGACAAAATGTATTATCAAATACGTTTTCAATAACATAAATATTTGATTTTTCATACGCAACCACATTATACCCATTAACCGATTCCATATTTATTTTATAAATTCATACCTTTATATCTTTTTCTATCAATTTCCACGCAATGCATATTCTCATATCGGCTGAATATCGAGAAAATGCACATCCTTTATGTATATAGTTTGAAGGAAATAAAATACCACGGTTGTGTATCGGTTCTATAGATATAATATATTGTTGATTTGGTATTTTAATGTGAATATGTCCATCAACTATTTTCGCATCATTCTCATTAATTTTAGTTGCATAAAGACAAAACGTATATGCATTATTGCGTTCATCATCACGATGATATGACCCATTTTGTCCAAATGTTTGACCATTTGCATAAACGCGTTCCAATTCAAAGTTCTTTGCAAATTTGCTTTCAATTATTTTTTTTAAATATTCCGAAAAAAATACATTGTCCATTAAATTTATAATCCAAAACGGCGTAATTATTTTTTCATTGTTAGAAACATGGCCATACTCCCATTTTAGTTTGGACAAAATATCTAATATAATGTGAAAATCGTCGTTTCCGAAAAAATCATCATAAATTATTATATTTTCCATTATACATATATTATCATATGTTTATATTAAGAAAATTGAATGAAATTTAAAGATTAAATTTATGGTAAAATGCTACAACAAGGAATCAAAATTGCCCGAAAGGGCACCCATCTGGATATCAAAATATGGATTGCACTCATCGGCGACCAAAAACGAGAAATCTGCAAAGACCTGATGAAATCAAGCCTCGACCAATGGTGGGACGAATTATACTACGAATATCTATTAAATTATCTCATACAATTCAGTGAAAATATCGATACGAATTTGCAGTATGACCGCGTGACGCAAGAGTGGGCATTGCCAGCAACCAAGCGTATTATACGGGCTCGCGTTCGAATGGCGATTTCATTAGGCACTGAACACAATATAAATCAAAAGAATCTAAATCTTTGAATCTAACCTAATAATGTCCTTTATCGAAAAATATAAACCGCAGCATATTAAAGATTTTTGTATGGACCCCAAACTCCTGTTATTTCTCAATACTATTTTAACCATCGACGACGCAAATTTGTTGTTTATTGGAGAACAAAACACGGGCAAAACCGCAATGTTAAATGCAATGTTGCGTGATTATTACGAATTAACGGACGATTCGTTCTCGGAAAAAAACATATTATGCGTGAATAATTTGAAAGAACAAGGCATCAACTATTTCCGCAATGAAATGAAGATTTTTTGCCAATCGCGTAGCACAATTCGCGGCAAAAAGAAAACAATTATAATAGACGACATCGATATGATAAATGACCAATGCCAACAAGTCTTTCGCAATTACATTGATAAATATAAACACAACGTGAATTTCATCGCCGTATGTTCAAACGTGCAAAAAGTAATTGAAAGCATTCAATCACGCCTACATATTGTAAATATATATCCACCAACTACGCCGCAAATCAACGAAATTGTAGACCATATTATACGCACCGAATGCATTGTAATTGACGAACCCGCAAAAGCATATTTGTTATCCATTTCGAATAATTCAATACGCACATTAATTAACCATTTAGAAAAAATTCATATTTTAGGAGAAATCGTCGATGTGGAATTATGTAAGAAAGTGTGTTCCATAATATCATTCCATCATTTTGAAGTATATTTCCAACAATTGAAAAACAAAGAATTATATAACGCAATACAAACTCTTAATAATATATTTTTATATGGGTATTCGGTAATTGATATTTTGGATTATATATTCACGTTTACTAAAATGACGGGGGTATTTTCAGAGGATGAAAAGTATAAAATCATCCCCTTTTTATGTAAATACATCTATTATTTCCATAATATACACGAAGATTCCATCGAATTAGCGTTATTTACCAAAGAACTGTATAAAATATTATAATAATATATGTTGACGCAAATTTTCTGTAAACCCATTGCCGTCGAAATACTTTTTAAGTTATTATCTGAAATTTGCACAAAAACGGATAAATACTATTTCATCGATATGAATGTATATCGCAAATTAATGTTTCATAACTTATATCAACCCTTTTGTGATGCAATACTCGAATATTATCACGTATCAAAGCGGTTTTATGTAACGCGGAAATTAACATATAATTCGTTCACTAATTTAGTGCGACAATTATGCAAAACGAATAATATAATGTATACGTCGGAAATCAAATACAACGAATCGAAATATAATATTAATTATTTTATTTATTTCTAATAATATCATATGTTTGAAATCAAATATGCATATCGTTATTTATTTACGATGGCGATTATTGGATTCGCCAGTTATTTCGGAAATCGTATAAAGCAATCTTTCAATTCCACCAACGAAGAATATGAAATGATTCGTATGTATTTGTTGAACGAATCGCCGCTCTATGGTTATAATAAACCGAAATTATGGATTCACACCAAATACGAAATTAATGCGCGCAAATGGAAGTCGTTTTATTCGCGGAATTCCACCGATTTGAATCAGCCATATATTCATTTGACGATTAAAACTATAATCGACCATTGCGGCGAAGATTTCAATATATGTTTAATAGATGATGACACGTTTAGTAAAATACTGCCGAATTGGGACGTGAAATTGTCGACATTGTCCGACCCCATTAAATCGCATATGCGTGAATTAGGGATGGCCGAATTATTATATGTATATGGCGGCATTATTGTACCGAATTCTTTTGTATGTTTAAAGAATTTGATTCCGATGTATAGTGAAGGTCAACCCTTTGTATGTGAAAATGTGAATACAGGGGCAACCTCAAACGAGTTTATGCCAGATGTGCGGTTTATGGGCGCCAAGAAGAAAGACCCCACCATTAAATTATATATGGAATATTTAAGACGACGTAATTCAAATCCGCATTTCACGAGTGAACCTGATTTCTTGAAAGATACCACGCAATGGTGTTTAAATGCGATAAAATCAAATAAAATGATGATGATTAAAGGCGACTTAATCGGCGTCAAAACCAATAAAAACCGTCCGATTTTATTGGAGGATTTGATGGAAGACAATTACTTGGATTTGAATATAGGCGCGTATGGAATATATATACCTGCAGATGAGGTGTTACTGCGACACAAATATCAATGGTTCGCTACAATGTCATCGGAAGAATTACTAAACACGAATATGATTATCATCAAGTATTTGAAATCTACGATTATGGAGACAATGAGCGAATATCGAAAACCACCCGAAAAACGGAGCGTTATAAGTATATAAAATTGAAATGGTTTTATAACATTGAATTAATGGTATAAAATGTCGGAATTAAGAGAAATTATGATTTTAATCGCAGTCGTGTTTATCTGCGTTTGCACGGTTCTGGGATTAATGATAATGCCCGTTTTGTTGATGATTTTGGACGAGGTTATCGAAACCCGTCGATTGCTGGCCAAAGGTAATGTAGAAACGTTGACTCCATTATTCACACGCTTAAAATTGGATGATCATTACGATTGAAACCAATATAAACATAAACATTATAATAGATTAATGCGATATCTTCAAATTTCGAAAAAAACACAAATATATGAAAGTTTCAAAGATAATATTAATGTGTTTTGTCAGTTTTTTATTTCGCCAAAACGAAATGCCGAATTGAAATATTGCTTAAAGAAGAACGTGGAAAACCCACATATAACTAATATATATTTGTTAAATGAAAGAATATACACGCCATCCGAGTTAGGCATCACGTCTGACAAAATCATACAGATTGATATAAAGCAACGATTGAAATATAGTCATGTGTTCAAATATATTAATGATAATCGAATTACGGGATATAACGCGCTCATTAATTTAGACATTTTATTTGACGATTCTTTAAAGAATTTGTATATTAGTGGCATACATTTACATAAAACTGCATTTGCATTGTTACGTTATGAATATAATAACATTGACATATCATTATCTCGTTTATTTGGACCACGTTCGGATTCACAAGATACTTGGATTATACATTCGAATTTTGCAATCAAAGAACCCGCATTCAATTTTCAATTTGGAATGCCAGGGTGCGATAATAAAATGATTTATTTATTAAATGTATTGGGATTTAAAATATCAAATGACCCATTCTTTATAAAAACGTATCATTACCACACTGCGACGGACCGCAACTACACGATAAAAGACCGCATATTAGAACCGTGGGGCGTAGTCATGCCGTCCAATATTCACCCATCAACCAGTATCGGCAATTTGGGCGTGAATGTTAATGAACCAGTTGGGTTCAATGACAACTCTAAATTATATGACTATATATTGAGTAAAGGCAACGCGCCCTTTATAATTCCACGCATTGCTGGCATCGAAAATAATGTTGCATTTATAGGCCAAGTAATGCAAAGCGGAATGAATCCCAATATTGTTTCATATTTGGAAAATATAGTTAAACCGATGAAAACGAATGCTGGTATTCATTTGCCAAATATAAATAGTATAACACAATATTCACAATTATATCTAAAGGCGTTTACGAATTGCGAAATGTTTGCAGCCTGGGAATCATATGGCAATGTATATCCGCATATTCAACAATCACACGATTTTATTACGGCCTCCTTTGTTAAACCTCAAATATGGGCATATGCCTTTGATATTTTTCATTACATTTATAATACCCCGTGGACTCACGCATTGCGAGGTAAACGCATACTTGTTATATCTGCATTTGAAACAAGTATTCAACAAAAAATCCCGATTCGCGAAAAAATATATGGCGTTGATTTATTCCCCGATTGCGAAATAATGACTATAAAGCCACCTCAGACCCAGGGCGTCGAACCGTCCGACGATTTTTTGACTGAACTCAACCGATTTACCGCAAAACTCGATGCAATTAAAGATACGTATGATATTGCGCTCGTATCTTGCGGCGGATATGGCAATTTAATATGTAATCATATATTCGAAAGTGGAAAATCGGCAATTTATGTGGGCGGCGTATTGCAAATGTATTTCGGCATTTTGGGTTCGAGGTGGTTTAAAGAACGACCTGATATATTACGTATGTTTATGAATGAGCATTGGTCGCGGCCGCAAGAATGTGAAAAACCGCAAGGTCATGGCGCAATTGAAGGTTCGTGTTATTGGTAAATTATATATATAAAAAATAATATATAAATAATATTTTATATGAATAAATGAAAGTTCGTTTTTCGGAACAAGCGAATCAATTAATTGTCAAAGAAGTTCACCATTATTATGAATTACAAGAACGACAATGTTTGGATATATTCTTGGACAAATCATATGAAATTGTGGATGAAACCGAACCCGCCGACATTTGTATTGTCGGCATTCAACATACCGATAATTCGTTATTACGAGACAACGAAATTAATATATTATTATGCGTTGAAAATCTGTCAATTGGACGCAAACATTATAAACATTTCAATAAATTTGGTCGCAATAATCCAAAGATTAATCATTATATTTATAATGATGTGTCTGAACCCACCGATGATATTACACCAGCCGTATTATGCCGTATGCGATATTTTAATACGCTTACCGCAATCCATACCATTCCATTTAACGAAAAACGGTTTTGTTTATTTATAAGCCGCAATGGATTAAATACGAATAAACGCGATTGCATCCAACGTCTATCTCAATATGGCGAAATCGATTCACTTGATAAATATAATATATCACACCTCACGTGTTATAATAACCCTGAATTATTACGCATATTTAATCTTTATAAATTCATCATTTGTTTTGAAAATTCAAAGACGGATGGATATATAACCGAAAAAATATTCAATGTATTTTTGGCTAAATCTATTCCAATTTATGACGGCGCGCCAAATGTGTGTTCATTTATTAATAAACATGCATTTATTCAATATCCAAATATAGATATATCTAAATTAATCAATAACGAAACTAATTATAATTATATTATTGATTTGCCTAAATGCGTGGACATTACTTACGCCGAGTGCCTCTAGGTGTGCGTTTCACTGCGCCGAATTTACCCTTTTCGGCGAAATATCCGTATTTTTGCAATCGTTTCTCCGCCTTTGCAGTTCGGTGTTTTTTGGATGAAACTATACGTCCCCATTTATTCATCATCAGGTCTCGTTTCGTTAAACTGCCAGTTGTTTTATACGCAGTTCCATTCCACACTTGCTGACGTGACCCGAACAATTCTTTATACGATTTGGCTTTTATGTGATATTTTCCATCTGCGTCGCGACACGGTCTTTTCATTATAATATATCATATTATTTTATTGTATAATTCCGCCATTCATCATATCTAAAAAGTATTTATCTTTTGAAATTTGTCGTGGATTGGATGACCTAATATATGTAGCATATCGCATTTTGGCGCTTATTGTTGGGTCATTGCCGCCAGTCACTACTTTCAGATAATTCGCAGATAACCCCGCTTTTTGACATTGACAGAATTTTATCATATTATTCATATTACGCATTTGTTATATAATTATAAAAAATTGAATTTAAATTTTATAATTATATGGATGATAAAAATGGCAGACCTTTCTCAACAATATCAACACAAAACCGACAAGCAACATATCCTCGATACCCCCGATACTTATAGCGGTTCTGTGGAAAAAGTAGATACCGAATTGTGGGTTTGCGCAGATGACCGCATCGCATTTCGCACTATTGAATATATCCCTGGACTATATAAATTATTCGATGAAGGCATTGTAAACTGCCGCGACCACGTTATTCGTATGCTCCAATCTTCCGCTGCCGATAAAAAATTAGTCTCTTATATTGACGTCACGATTGAAGCCGACTGCACGATTTCGATGACAAATGACGGCAATGGCGTCGATATTGCTAAACATCCTGAAACGAAATTGTGGATTCCTGAAATGATTTTCGGTCATTTGCGAACTTCCACCAATTACGCTAAAGATGAAACGCGCATCGTCGGCGGCAAAAACGGCTTCGGATTCAAACTCGTATTAATTTGGTCAACCTTTGGCCGCATCGAAACCGTCGACCACACTCGAAGTCTCAAATACGTCCAAGAATTCAGCGACAATTTAAACGTCATATCCGCCCCTGTTATTACTAAATGCACGGGAAAGCCATATACCAAAGTCACGTTTAAACCCGACTATCGACGACTCGGCATTGATGGACTTACTCCCGATATAATTTCACTCCTAAAGAAGCGCGTATATGATATTAGTGCCGTCACCGATAGTACCAAAAAAATCAAAATACGTTATAATGGTGAACTGACTCCCGTCAAGAGTTTCCAACAATACGTCGATTTATATGTCGGCACGAAAGACGAGACTAAACGTATTTACGAATGCGGACACGAACGCTGGGAATATGCAGTCGCAATGTCGCCGAATCACGAGTTTATGCAGGTTTCATTCGTGAATGGCATTTGCACATCGAAGGGGGGCAAACACGTCGATTATATTATAAACCAAATCACTCGTGATGTTGCGTCATATATTGAAAAAAAGAAGAAAATCGTGGTGAATGTGAATTCGATTAAAGAGCAACTTATTCTGTTTCTGCGGTGTGACCTTGATAACCCATCATTTGATAGTCAAACCAAGGATTTTATGAATACGCCTGCCACTAAATTCGGGTCTAAATGCGTAGTCAGTGAACAATTTATTGAGAAAATTGCGAAAATGGGGGTGATGGAAACCGCTTGTTCTCTAACAGAGGCCAAAGAAAACCGATTGGCGAAGAAAACGGACGGCGTCAAGACCAAGTCTATTCGCGGCATCCCGAATCTCATTGATGCGAATTTCAGTGGAACTGCGCAATCGGCAGGTTGTACATTGATTTTATGTGAAGGACTCAGTGCGTTATCGGGCATTGTTTCGGGGTTGTCGAGCGTCGATCGCAATACAATTGGTATTTATCCATTGAAAGGGAAACTACTAAATGTGCGTGGCGAACAAACCAAGAAAATCTCGGAAAACAAAGAAATCACGGAAATCAAGAAAATCCTCGGATTGGAAAACGGGAAAGTATATACCGCCGCCGACGTCGCGCGCAACTTGCGATATGGCAAAATAATGATTTTATGCGACCAAGATACCGACGGTTCTCATATAAAAGGATTGTGTATTAACCTATTTCACAGCGAGTGGGCATCGCTCATTCACATTCCTGGATTCATTTCGTTTATGAATACCCCGATTCTGCGTGCTAAACGCAATGCAACGACGCAACTCTTCTATAATGAAGGCGAATATCAAACGTGGAAGACGACGAACTCGGACGTCGGATGGACAATCAAATATTTTAAAGGATTAGGGACATCAACCGCGGTTGAATTTAAAGAATATTTCGCAAATAAGAAAATAGTGGACTTCGTTTATACCGAACAAAGTGACGACAGCATTGATAAAATATTCAATAAAAAACGCCCCGATGACCGCAAGTTGTGGTTGGAGAATTACAATAAAAATTCGTATTTGGATACGAGCCGTTCGTCGGTGAGTTATGAAGACTTCATTGATAATGAACTCATCCATTTCAGTACATATGACTGCGCGCGTTCTATACCTAATGCGATTGATGGCCTCAAAATATCATTGCGTAAAATCCTGTTTGCTGCATTCAAACGCCGATTAACTGCGGAAATCAAAGTCGCACAGTTTTCGGGCTACGTATCGGAACACAGTTCGTATCATCACGGCGAAGCGAGTCTGAATGGCGCGATTGTGAATATGGCGCAAAATTTCGTCGGTTCAAACAATATAAATTTATTGGAGCCAAATGGACAATTTGGCACGAGAATGTCTGCAGGGTCGGACAGTGCATCCGAGAGGTATATATTTACGATGTTGAATCCAATTACGCGATTTATATTTCCAGAAGCAGACGACGCCATCTTGAAATATATAAATGATGACGGCACGATGGTGGAGCCGGAATTCTATGTACCGATTATTCCGTTCGCTCTTATAAATGGCATCGCTGGTATTGGGACGGGGTTCTCGTGTACCATTCCATCATTCCGACCTAAAACCGTTATAGAATATTTAATGTGTAAATTGCGAGGACAGGAGACCGCCGACATTGTATTTATACCGTATTACGAAGGATTCAAAGGAACGGTTCAGCAAGTCGGTGAGCAAAAGTATTCCATCTCGGGAGTATATACCAGAACCG